CACAGCAAGGCAGAACGGATGGATGAGTGCCAATGATATCCGGGAATTGGAAAATATGGACCGGATTCCAGAGGAATTTGGCGGGGATCTGTATCTGATCAATGGAAATATGACGAAATTACAGGATGCGGGTATCTTTGCCGGATCCGGAAAGGGGAAGGATGCCAGTGAAGAAATTTTGGAACTGGAAAAAGAGAGTAGTAAATCAGGAAAACGGACAGGAAACGGAGGAACGGATCCTGTTCATGAACGGGGTAATTGCTGAGGAGAGCTGGTTTGACGATGATGTCACACCGGCTCTTTTTAAGGATGAGCTGAATGCCGGAACGGGAGATATTACCCTGTGGATCAATAGTCCGGGCGGGGACTGCGTTGCGGCGGCACAGATTTTTAATATGCTGTCGGAGTATCCGGGAAAGGTTACGGTGAAGATTGACGGGCTTGCAGCATCTGCGGCTTCTGTCATTGCAATGGCAGGGACTGAGGTGTGGATGAGTCCGGTGAGCATGATGATGATCCATAATCCGGCAACTATTGCATGGGGTGACCATACAGAGATGAAAAAGGCTATGGAACTTCTGGATGCTGTGAAGGAATCCATTATTAATGCCTATGTACGGAAAACGGGACAGAGCAGGGCGAAACTTTCCCATCTGATGGATGCAGAAACATGGATGGATGCGAATAAAGCAGTGGAGCTTGGATTTGCGGATGACATTCTGTTTCAGAAAGAGGAACAGGGTGATGATAGCGAAAATGGTGGTTCAGAAAATAACCGTACGGAAAACGGGACTGGTTCTTCTGATTCCGTGATGTTTTCCAGACGGGCAGTGAATAATTCACTGATGAATAAGCTGGAAAAGCATTATGGAAAGACAGGAAAATCGGTAAAAGATCAGGCAGGAATTTCTGCACCAAAAGTAAATAGTGTTGACACAGGGCGTTCCGCAGATGATCTGCGTGAGCGCTTAAATTTTATCAAAAAGTTTATCTGAGGAGGATTCTGACTATGACGATTCAGGAGTTAATGGAGAAGAGAGCAAAGGTATGGGAAGCTGCGAAAAATTTTGTGGATACCCATGAGAATGAGAACGGGGTGCTGTCTGCGGAGGACACTGCTACTTATGAGAGAATGGAGTCTGAGATTGATGATCTGACGAAAGCGCTTGACCGTCACCGTAAGGCGGAACAGAGGGAGAAAGAACTGAATCAGCCGGTGAACCAGCCGCTGACTGGAAAACCTTATTCCGGCGGTCAGGGGGAGCCAAAGACAGGACGTGCTTCTGATGAGTACCGCCGGGCCATGCTGAATGCACTGAGAAGCAACTTCCGTCAGATTTCTAATGTCCTGCAGGAGGGTGTGGATGCCGATGGCGGGTATCTGGTGCCGGACGAGTATGACAGAAGACTGATCGATGTGCTGAATGAGGAAAATGTCATGCGCCGTCTTGCTACCAGAATCGTAACTTCCGGGGAGCATAAGATCAACATTGCAGCCGCCAAACCTGCAGCAAGCTGGATTGAGGAAGGCGGTGCGCTGACTTTTGGGGACGCGAAGTTTGACCAGAAGATTCTGGATGCACACAAACTTCATGTGGCTATCAAGGTGACTGAGGAACTGCTTTATGACAATGCATTCAATCTGGAAGATTACATTATTGTCCAGTTTGGAAAGGCACTTGCCAATGCAGAGGAAGATGCTTTCCTGAATGGAAATGGAACCGGGAAGCCGACTGGTATTTTTGATGGTACTGGCGGCGGTCATCTGCTGAATACACTGACTGCGGCATTGAAATCTGATGATATGCTGGATCTGGTGTATGGACTGAAACGTCCGTACCGTAAGAAAGCTGCTTTTATCATGAATGATGCAACAATGCCGTCTTTGAGAAAGTTGAAAGATAATAACGGGGCGTATATCTGGCAGCCGGCTTATCAGGCAGGAGAACCGGACAGAATCTTGGGATATAAAGTGGAAACTTCTGGTTATGCTCCGAAGGATGGTATCTCTTTTGGTGATTACAGTTATTACAACATTGGTGATCGTGGAAGCAGATCTTTTAAGCAGCTGAATGAACTGTTTGCCGGAAACGGAATGATCGGTTTTGTTGCTAAAGAACGTGTAGATGGAAAACTGGTGCTTCCGGAAGCAGTGCAGATCCTGAAGCTAAAAGCAGACTGATACACAGAAACGACAGGGGATGGCATAAGCTGTTCCCTGTTTTAATCTTCGCCGGTTGAAAGACAAAATCTGTGGGAGGTGATGGGATGTCCTGGGTGGTTCATGAGGATATGAAGATTGAGATGACAAAGGGCGATACGCCTTCTTTTGCATTCCAGGCATTTCTGCCGGATGGGACGGAGTATCAGTTTGAAGAAGGGGATTCTGTGGTCTTTGCTGCGAAACGGAATAAGGCAGATCTGGAACCTGCGGTGAGGATTGAAGCAGATGTGAAGGAGAAGGTGATCCGGTTTGCAGAGGAAGACACAAAGCATCTGGAACTGGGGCGGTATATATGGGAACTGTCTTTGAATAAGAGCAATGGTTACCGATGTACTTTTATTGCGAATAAGGTTTTGAAACTGACGGTGGAGGTGGCGTGATGGAGCAGCTGACGGGAACCATGAGCAGTGTTCCTAATTCTAATAATTATGAAAATATGAGCCATAAGCCGCAGATCAATGGCGTGGAACTGACTGGTAATAAGACTTCTGAGGAACTGGGACTTGGCAGTGGAAGTAGTGTTCCGGTGCCTACGAAGGTCAGTGAACTGGAAAATGACAGCAAGTTCCAGACAGAGGAACAGGTGAAGGATATCCGGGATGCTGTTGAAAAGATGGGGCGGCGTCTGGATGAACTGGTTGATGGAAATGAGGTGGCGTACTGATGGCAAATGTGCTTGTGGAAGAAGAAACACTGACTGCCATTGCGGATGCAGTACGTGCCAGGGGTGGGACTTCTGAACTGATGAAGCCGTCAGAGATTCCGGATGCGGTGAGCAGGATTCCGTCCGGCAGCAGTGGTGCAGATATGTCCCTGCCGATTCGTTTTTTTGATTATGACGGGACGCTGCTGCACAGTTTTTCTCTTGAGGAACTGGCAGAGATGGAGGACCTGCCGGATCTGCCTTCTCATGAGAAACTGATTTGTACGGGATGGAACTGGACGCTGGAGGATCTGAAAGCGACGAATCGGGAAATGAATGTGGCGGCATTGTATGTTACGGATGATGGAGCTACAAGGTTTTATGTAGTGCTGGATGAAGATATGCTGGAACCACAGGTGTCTTTTGGACAGACTTTCTACAATGGTGTGGAAATAGACTGGGGTGATGGAAGCCAGCTGGAAACAGCTGCTGGCGGAGGATATAACAGGATTACCCTGACACATCAGTATCCGGAACCGGGAGAGTATGTAATCCGTTTTTTGCCGAAGGAAAACAATATGCTCAGCTTCTTCGGAGGTTACAATGAAGGGTCTTATGTTTTTACAGCAGGAAAGAAAAGCAAAGAGGAAAATATGAAATACCTGTCAGCAGTCAGGAAAATTGAAATCGGGAAAAAGGTTTATCAGTTGGATTCCTATTGTTTTTGTGGTATGTCAAAGCTGGAGTCGATTGTGCTGGCGGAAACAAAGATGCCGCCTGGAAATGGAATTGTAAAATGCTGTTACAGTTTGAAATTTTTGGGGATTTGGGGAGGATGGGGATATATTCCGAGATATTTGTGTGAGCAGTGCAGTAGCCTGAAAAATGTTTCGATTCCGAATGGGATTGATGCATTGCCGGATTATGCATTTTCGGAATGCTACTCACTGGAAAGCATTACACTTCCAGATTCAGTTATGTCAGTGGGTAAATATGCACTGAATGAATGTCTGGTTATGAAGGAAGTATATCTTTCCCCAAAAGTTAAAACTATTGCTGGAAGTGCATTTAGAAATGACCGTATGCTGGAACACATAATTCTGAGAAGCGGTTTGACGGAAATTGCAGAGTATATGTTTTCAGGATGCTGTATGCTGACAGAACTGGTAATTCCAGATACAGTGACTCTTATTGATAAATATGGATTTGAAAACTGCAAAGGAATGAAAAGATATTATTTTCTTTCAATCTGGCCGCCGAATCTTGCTCAGGTGAATGCCTTTTATGGGATTTCAGAAGACTGTAAGATTTATGTGCCAAAGGGGATGCTGAGTGCGTACCAGACAGCAGATTATTGGAGCAATTATGCTTCTTATATGGCAGAGATGGATGGTGATGTTCCATGATTGTGACGGTTAAGGAAATGAAGAATTATCTGCGGGTGGATTTTGAGGACGATGACAGGCTTCTTTCTGATCTGATCGAGCAGGGACAGCAGATCTGTATGGATGTGGCGAGGATTGCTGATGAGGATGAGTTTGAGGAACTGCAGGGGACGAAGATCGCTGTGCAGTATGCGGTGGCTTATCTGTATGAGCACAGGGAAGATGCGGATCATCATCAGCTGGTGCTGGATCTGCGGAGCCTGCTGTTTGGAGTGAGAAAGCCGGGATTCTGAGGTGGGGGTTTTGAATGTTGGATTGTTGAATGAAAAAGTGGTTTTTCAGAAGTGTTCTGTGGTGAAGGACGGGATTGGAAATCACCGGAATGAGTGGACTGAGGATTACTGCTGTTTTGCTACGATCGGCGGCGAGGGACTTGCCAGTTCAAAGGAAATGGAATCTGCCGGGACTGTGGTGGAGGATGTGGGAATGACGGTGATGGTGCGGTTCTGTGAGAAGGTTTCCGGGATCCGGTCTGTTACCCACAGGATTTTGTTTCGTGGGGAGATTTATGACATTGTGAATGTGGATCATCTGAATTTTAAAAAGAAGTGCGTGAAGTTTACGTGCAGGAAAGTGCGGAGGTGATCGGATGGTAGGGGACAGATGTACGGTCAGTCAGATGGCGGATGTCATTATGGAAGGACTGGAAGAGTATGCGAAGTTGGCTTCTGAGGATATGAAGAAGGCGGTGAAGAAAGCTGGGGCACAGGCGAAAAAGGATATTCAGGCCAATGCTCCCGTGAAGACTGGTGCGTATTCAAAAAGCTGGGCAACGAAGACGACAAAGGAAACTGCCAATGCAATGGAGATTGTGGTGTATTCCAGAAATAGGTACCAGCTGGCTCATCTGTTGGAGTTTGGTCATGCACTGAGGAAAGGTGGCAGGACGAGGGCTTTTCCTCATATTGCACCAGCTGAGGAGAGAGCAGCACAGCTGCTGGAGAAAGAAGTGGAGGCGGCGTTGAAATGACAATAGAAGATTTCGTGGGGATTCTTGATGGGACTGGGATTCCTTTTGCGTATGATCATTTTGCAGAGGGGGAAAGCCCGGAGCCGCCGTTTATCTGTTACCTGCTGCCGGGCAGTGATAACTTTGCGGCAGATGGTCAGGTGTATTTCCGGATCAGTGAGGTGAGGGTGGAACTTTATACGGATCGGAAAGCTCCTGAGGTGGAAGCAAAGGTGGAAGCGGTGCTGGATGCTGCCGGGATTTTTTATAATAAGTCGGAGGTCTGGATCCAGAGTGAGAAGCTGTATGAAGTGCTGTACAGCATGGAAGTTTAATGATTTTTGATGGAGGGATAAGATGTCTGAGAAGAATAACAAGGTTAAGTATAATCTGAAAAATGCCCATTATGCTCTGCTGACAATCGGGGAGGATGGGACGGTGACTTATGGGAGTCCGACCGCTTTGCCGGGTTCTGTTTCACTGTCGTTGGATGCAAATGGCGAGCCGGAGAATTTTTATGCGGATGGTATTGCCTATTATGTGATCAATAATAACATGGGCTATGATGGGGATCTGGAACTTGCACTGATTCCGGAGAGTTTCCGGACAGAAGTGCTGAAAGAGAAGCTGGATGCAAAGGGTGTTCTGATTGAGGATGCTGATGCGGAACTGGCACAGTTTGCCCTGCTTTTTGAGTTTGACGGGGATGTACGGCATATCCGTCATGTGATGTATAATTGTTCGGCTTCACGTCCGAAGATTGAGGGTAAGACTAATGAGGATAAGAAGGAAGTGCAGACGGAAACACTGACGATTAAGTCCACGCCGCTGGCAGATGGAAAGGTTAAGGCAAAGACGGGAAATACCACGGATGCTACGGTTTATGCAAACTGGTACAAGGCTGTGTATCTGCCTGTTGCGGTGGAGGCTGCGTCTTTGCAGAAGAATGCCGGTGAGAAAGTTGTGGCAGATACAGGGAAAACAGAGAAGGGGTTGAACTGAGGAGGATTCTGATATGAGTATGATGAAAAAGATTGATATTGACGGAAAGGCAGTTGTTTTTAAGGCATCTGCCGCCATTCCGCGTATTTACAGGATTAAGTTTCAGAGGGACATTTACAAGGATCTGCGGTCTCTGGAAAAGAGTATCGGGGATGGTGATCCAGAGGAATCTTCCTTGGATCTGTTTTCCCTTGAGATGTTTGAAAATATTGCGTATGTGATGGCGAAACACGCAGATCCGTCTATTCCGGATAATCCGGAGGACTGGCTGGATGAGTTCAATACATTCAGTATTTATCAGGTTCTGCCGAAGCTGATCGAGCTGTGGGGCATGAATATTAAGACGGATGTGGAGGCTAAAAAAAACTTCATGCAATAGACCGTGAAATGACAACGCCTCTGTTTCTTCTCCGGTGTGTGCAGCTGGGGATTTCTATCAGGGATCTGGATCTGCTGACCATTGGCATGGTGAATGATATGTTTGTGGAGAGCAGGAACGATGAGTACAAGGGATGGAGACAGGTTGCCACACAGGAGGATTTTGATAGGTTTTGATGGTACAAGGCACCTAGCAACATTAAAATAATTGTGCTATAATTCCTTATATTTACTTTTGGAGGAAAATTATGGAATGGGCAAAAGACATAGTCGGTGTTGATCAGAAAAAACGTGGCACATATCGAAGCTTAAATGGTGCAGCTGATGAAAATATATTTCAGGGAAGAGCAAGTAAAGCTGGATTCTATTGTTTCTTCAAGGTTTGGAGAGATATGCCTTATGATGCTGTATTAGATTATGAAAATGTTTTATATAGAGTGGAAGTAAAGGGGAGTTCTGGCAATACATTTGATGTGACAAGAGGAACACGGTCAGGGAAACAAATAAAAAGAAATACATCAAGGAAACGTCATTTAACAAGAGAAGATTGTGATTTTGCAGTAGGAGTAGACAGTAATACAGGAGATTGCTATATAATACCAGAAGATATAGTTGAGATAATTGGTTCAGGTACGTTAAGCAAAAAAGTGCTTGATGATTTTAAAGAAAAATGGGGACTTTTTATGTTTAATTCGGGTAGCAACATTCTAAGCAGTGAACAAGTTCGTGATGGCTTAAGAAAATTAGATCAGGCAGAATTGGGATCAATTATTAATAGGTTACAAGTAAATGTTCCAGCTGGAGAAATGCGTGTAAAGGGAACAAGGAAGAAAATAATTGATCCAAAAGACAAAATGGTGTTTACTATTTGGAAAACCATTGCACAGAGTTTATAAAAGATTATCGTAGAAAATGGATATGTTGAAAGCATTTGTCAGGGATGGCAGGTGCTTTTTTTGTGCCCGGAGGGATCCGGGTATTTTTGTGCCTTTTTTTATGAGATTTAGGGGGAGAGCCGCATGGCAGGGAACAGAATCAAGGGGATCACTGTCGAGATTGGCGGCGATACCACGAAATTGCAGACTGCCCTGAAAGGGGTTAATACTGAGATCAGAAATACGCAGAGTCA